ATAAAAACATAAAAACATAAAACCACATGAACCCCCTACTCCCTCTCCTATACTTCACATTCTTCGCAGTCATCGCAGGAGGTGCCTTTGCTATGATGTGGTCAAACATCCAATCTATCAATAAGGAAATGAGAACTCCAAGAAAACCTCAACATCCAGAGGCACCAAAGGAAGGTGATGAACTTTTATATGTTGACCTCACCAAAGAAAGATTAGAAAAACTCTATGACACCCCTTGACAATCCGATCAAACCATAGTATACTAAGTGAATAATTACTCATTGTCTATGGACATTCAAATTTATACAACGGTAGGTTGTAGCTATTGCGAAAAAATTAAAGAGCTTATGAGGAGAGCTGAATTAGAATACAAAACTATTCTTGTTGGCAAAGATATAACCAGAGAAGAATTTAAAACAAATTATTCTTCTGCCCGTGGATTTCCTTATGTAATTATTGATGATAAACCTATTGGTGGTCTCATGGAAACAGTGAAATTATTTGTTGAGAAAGGATTAGTGTCGTCAAAAAAAAGATGAGTAACGAAGAAAAAAATCCAATAAATAAAGGTGTGGAGCTAATGCTCAGGAGGGTTAATAAAGAACCAAGAACACATGGTCTTAAGATTAACAAATCTTTCACCCTCCATAATAAACAATTCTTTTTAAAGTTTGAGTTTACTTGGGGGAACTTAACGTAACTCACTCGGAGAATTAAAATGGAATCTTCTACAATCTTATTTTTTTCAGCTTGTTTTATGATTCTGTTCCTGTTGGTAGGAATTATAGCTGGTTGGTTTATCAACGATATCGTTTATAATTTTACTAACAAAAATAATTCTGTTCAACTTCATCCAGAAATGTATGATGAGAATGGAATTATGATTAACGAAGAGCTTCTCTCCGTAAGATTTATTGATGACGATGAAGAAGAAGATTATGAGGAGGAAGAAAAATAGGATGATTGCCATTAAATTCTTGATGAATTTAATGGGCTAAATAATAATAAACAAATTCCTTTCATTGATTTGATAGAAACTTTTTATTTTCGTAGTTCGTTACCTTTTAAAAAATGAAACTGTTAATTTCTGAAGTGCTCCAAAAAGTGAGCAACGCCAAAACTAAAGCTGAGAAAATTGATCTTCTTCATGAGTACAACACTCCTGCACTAAGAGCAGTATTGATTGTTAACTTTGATGAGAGTGTGGAGTCCATGCTACCTGGAGGACCCGTACCATTCACGCCTAACGACGCCCCTAAGGGCACTGAACACACTGTTCTGGAGCAGGAGTACCGTAAGCTCTATCTCTTCTTCAAGGGCGGTAATTCGTCTATTAATCAAACCACCCGAGAGAATTTATTCATTCAACTTCTTGAAGGTCTTCAAGAAGAAGAAGCAAATCTTCTTGTAATGGTAAAAGATAAAGGACTTGGTAAAAAATATAAAATTACCAGAGCTTGTGTAGAAGAAGCATTTCCTCATATCAAATGGGGAGGCCGTGGTTGATGAATATTCTTCATCAAAATTGTGACCCGGAGTTAGCAAATGATAGATCTCTTCCTTATACTGCTTACCTTGTGGAGTATGAGATGGACAAAGAAATTTGTTATGATATAGTAATTCCTCATAGTAAAGTAGAGTTGTTTGATTTTTATTGGGATAAATATCGGGAAGGATTGAAAGCATTTAAACAATCTGAAGGAAGAACTAATCCTAAGATGTGGAATATTAAAACTAAAGAAGATAAGAAGACAAGGGGAAAGTAAATGGGAAAGCATTACTTACTTAACTTATATGGATGCTCGTTATCTTTGTTAGATAACGAGCTTTTTCTATGTGATATGATTGAGAATGCTGCCGAAGCATGTGGTGCTCATGTACTACAAACTATGTCACATCAATTTAGTCCTCAAGGAGTGACAGCAATGTGTTTACTTTCAGAAAGTCATATTAGTATTCATACTTGGCCAGAGAAAGGAGAAGCCGCCGTAGATGTATTTACTTGTGGGGAATCTGAACCTAAGATTGCTTGTGATATTATTATTCAACAATTACATTCACAAAATTATACTCTTGATTTTATTGAAAGGTGACACGGCTTGACTTGGTAAAATTTCCGTGCTATACTGTGAACAAATCTAAATGGATTCTATGTCATCGTTAAAACGGGCAACTCAAATGCTTACACAAGCATTGAAAGACCCCAAATATAGTCATGGTCAGTACGTGGAAATTCTGAAACGTCGCCATGAAATTAAAAAACTACGTCAAAATTTACAAAATTATGAAAGAGCATCTCGTGGATTTGGAATCACTTTTGATTCAGCAATCTTTGAAGAACCAGTCAGTGAAACTAATATCGGTGACTCCGAAAGCGGAGGAGACGATGGCGTATGTAGCGAGAGTCAGCAACCCGAACAACCAGGAGAACCCGAAGATCTCGGGACTACTGAAGTACTGCATTCAGCATAATCACTGGAGTGTATTTTATGACTACGGCAATAACTAATATGAAACCTATTAAAGCAAAAGACCTTCTTGAATTAGATGGCGAAATGAAAGTTGTGATGATTCGTCAATCACTACTTCCTCAGACTCTTGTTTGGCAAGGCGGTAAGAATGATTATTCTGAAGTACCTATTCATACGGTGATGCCACCCGTAGAAAAGGAATGTGGAAAGTGGGTAATTGAGCATCTACTTGCAAATGAAAGGGGACATTGGGGTCCACTAGAACATCCTGCAATTACTTTTGATTGTGTTGGATTTGTTCATAATGTAATGGTTCAGGCACGAACTCATCGTGTCGGAATTTCTTTTGATGTTCAATCTCAGCGTTATACTGGTCGTCGTGTACTAAAGGTTGCAAAGGGTGAACTGAAACCACAACAAGTTTTCTACGTGCGTCCAGGAGGACTATATCTTGACCGCAAGGGGCATAAGTACGAATGGACGAGGAACGACTACGAACGAGAGTTAAAGTCCTGTCTAGAGGCATCCGAGAAATACTCAGAGGGTTATGAGAAGGGGGGTATGGCAGAGGAACATCTCCGAGATTATCTTCCACAGAATATTCGTCAGAACTTTGTTGCCACATTCTCTCTTCGTGCTGCCCTACACTTCTTAGATCTTCGTGCTAAACTTGATGCTCAGGTAGAGATTCAAGCACTCTGCGAGGGTATGATTCCGATAATTAAAGAATGGGTTCCCGAGATCTTTGATTATTATGAGGAAAAGAGACTTCATAAGGCACGATTGAGTCCTTAAATTATATAAATAATGGTATATTAAAACTATCACATTATGGTTTCACATTATATATACAAAATAACTAATCTTATAAATGAAAAGATTTATGTCGGGAAATCAAAAAATCCAAAAGTAAGATGGAGACAACATAAATCCCACTCCAAAAAAAGAAATACAAAATTATATTATGCTATGCGAAAGTATGGTATTGAAAATTTTTTATTTGAAGTTTTGGAAGAATGCGATGAAAATACTATAAATGATAGAGAAATTTTTTATATTTCTTTTCTAAATTCATATTATAATATGACTGATGGTGGAGATGGAGGTGGATTTTTAAATAAAAAACACGGTGATAAATGGAAAAGTGCAATTAAAAAAAGCAACTCAAAAAAAGTTGCTTGTTATGATTTAGATGGAAATTTGATTAAAATTTATAATAGTTGTCGAGATGCTTCTTATGATGTTTTTGGTAAAGATTGCAGAGGTATCAGTGCCGCAACTAGAGGAGAATATCAAACTTGTGGGAGATTTCAGTGGAAAACATTTAAAGATCAACCTTTATTAAAAATCTCTTCCTATAAGAGGATGTCACATAATATTAAAAAGATAGCGAAATATGACTCTAATGAAAATTTAATTGACGTTTACGAGAGTATGACTATTGCCGCCGAAAAAAATAATGCATCAACTTCTAAAATAACTCTGGTTTGCCAAAATAAACGGAAAACCCATAAGGGATATATTTGGAAGTATGTGCTACAATAAATCTAAATATCAATACACATTATTAAAATTTATGCCAACTTATCCTGTAATTCATAAAGAAACTAAAGAAACTCAAGAACTCTACATGACAATGGCAGAGTATGATCAATGGAAAATTGATAATCCTGGTTGGGAAAAAGATTGGAACGAAGGATGTGCTAGTATTGGTGAAGTCGGAGACTGGCGTGATAAGATGAGCAAAACTCATCCTGGTTGGGGGGATATTATGAAAAATAAAGTGGCTAAAGCACCCGGTTCACGAGTACAATGGTAATCTTACAATAAACAATTATGCCAAGAGCTAGAAAAACAAACACTCCCGATATTGCTGGTATGAACAACAAGCAAATGAAAAGGAGAAAGCCAATTAGTTCGGACTATCTTTTAAACATAGAACCTTTAACAGATAATCAACGTATTATGTTTGAGGAATATGGTAGAGGTCAAAACATTTTTGCTTATGGTGTTGCCGGAACAGGTAAGACATTTCTGGCACTATATCTTGCTCTACGTGATGTTCTTGATGAACATACTCCATACGAAAAAGTATATGTGGTTCGTTCTTTAGTTGCTACCAGGGAGATTGGTTTCCTTCCTGGTACTCACGAAGATAAAGCATCGCTTTACCAGATTCCATATAAGAATATGGTGAAGTACATGTTTAAAATGCCTAATGATGGAGCATTTGATATGCTCTACGAAAACCTGAAGTCACAGGAAACTATTAGCTTCTGGTCCACATCATTCCTTCGTGGTACTACACTTGACAAAGCTATTGTAATTGTAGATGAATGCCAAAACTTGAACTTCCACGAACTAGATTCAATCATCACTCGTGTAGGTGAAGATACTAAAATTCTATTTTGTGGTGATGCCAGTCAGTCCGACCTTCAACGTACTCACGAACGTTCGGGTATCATTGATTTTCAACGTATTCTTCAACAGATGAAAGAATTTTCTGAAATTGAATATGGCGTAGAAGACATTGTTCGTTCCGGTCTTATCAAATCTTATCTCATTGCTAAAATTAACTTAGGTCTTTAATGAAAATCTTTAATCATGTTGGCTTGATTGAGCCTATTGAAATGAACACCGTTAATATTGATGGTCGGCGTTATTATAATACGCCGACTGGCAGTAAGCATAAATCAGTCACCACCGTGATTAGTAATAATCCCAAGAAGCAAGAGGTTCTTGCTAAGTGGAGAGTACGAGTTGGGAAAGAAAAAGCCCAGCAGATTTCTTCACGTTCTTGTACTCGTGGTAATCGTTACCACAAACTGGTAGAAAACTACCTTAACAATGAACATGACTCAAACCTTTATCAAGAGTATCCTTTGATCTGGGTCATGTTTAATTCATCTCGGAAAATTCTTGACAACATAAATAACATATACTTGCAAGAGGCTGGGTTATATTCCGACTTCTTAGGAATTGCTGGTCGTGTAGATTGTATTGCTGAGTACAATGGTAAGCTTTCTATTATTGACTTCAAAACTTCTGCCGAAGAAAAGAAAGAAGCGTATCTTTACGACTACTATGTTCAAGAAATAGCATACGCTTGTATGCTTCAAGAACTTTATAGTATTAAAGTAGAACAGCTTGTTACTATCGTCGCTTGTGAAAGCGGTGATACCCAAGTTAGTATTCAGCCACCAAAAAAAGAATATTTTATTAAGTTACAAGAGTACATACGAGATTACGAAAACAGATATGAAAGAGACCTTAGAGGATAAATTTATGACGCCTACCAGATTCGCTCAGGAGGTTGAAAAAATAGCTCATGAAAATTCAATGAATTATATTGATGCTATTGTTCACTTTTGTGAGTCCAATGAAATTGAAATAGATAGTGTTTCAAAATTGATTTCAAAACCACTTAAAGAAAAACTAAAGTTTGATGCTCAAAAATTAAACTTTATGAAGAAAACAACCAAAGCAAAACTTATGTTTGTTTAATTATGTCTGACTTTTTTAAATCCGAAATGGTTCGGGGAGATCTTCAGGAGATGTCAGAACTTCAACAATTCTGTATGAGATCTATGGTAGCATTTCCTGTTTTAAACAAGGAAAAGAAGCGCCAATACTTTGAAGTTCTTGAACAACTCATTGAGAAACAAAAAATATTTCATGCTCGTGTTTGTCTTAGCGACGATCCCGAAGCAGTAGATATGGCAGAGAGTATGAAGCAAGCTGCCGTGATGCTTGGTGCCACACCAAATCAAAACATGGGTTCAATGTTTGATGATCTCATTGAAAAAATTCATGTCATGAAACAACAACTAGAGGCTCAGGGGGATTGACGCTGCCCTGAGCCTGTGCTATGATGTCTAAGTGATACAGCGTCACACAAGCCAAATCCAATTTATCTAAGGAAATCCGTATGTCTTTTGCTGATCTTAAGCGTAAGTCCCAGAGTAACTTTGAGTTTCTACAAAAGGAACTTGAAAAGTCCAGCACCGCTACTGGTGCCGACAATAGGCTCTGGAAGCCCGAACTTGACGCTTCTGGAAACGGCTATGCCGTTATCCGTTTTTTGCCTGCTCCCGATGGGGAGACAGTGCCATGGGCGAAGGTTTATAATCATGCTTTCAAAGGTCCTGGTGGCTGGCTGATTGATGGGTGCCCTACCACTCTTGGTGATAAGTGCCCCATCTGTGCTGCCAACACACGGTTGTGGAATAGTGGTCACGAGTCTGATAAAGCAACTGCTCGTGATCGTAAGCGTAAACTTTCTTACTACAGCAACATCTTTGTTGTTAATGATCCAAAGAATCCTGACAACAATGGAAAGGTAATGCTTTTCAAGTATGGCAAGAAAATCCATGACAAGATTCTCGCCGCCATGCAACCTGAGTTTCAAGATGAAACTCCTGTGAATGTCTTTGACTTCTGGGAGGGCGCCAACTTCAAGATTAAAATCAAGACCGTTGGTGGTTACTGGAACTATGATGCTTCTGAGTTCATTTCTCCTGCCGCTCTTAGTAGTGACGATGATGAGATGGAATCACTTTGGAAGCAAACATATTCTCTGGAAGCATTCACTGCTCCCAGTGAGTTCAAAAGCTACGAAGATCTTCAAATTCGTATGGACAGTGCTCTTGGTGCTGCTCCAGCGACTCGTCAAACTCAATCTGAAGAGTATGAAGATCCTGCTCCTGTTGCTGTCGCAACTCGTGAGCGTAGTGATGACTTCACCTCACCAAAATCAGAAGATGATGACGATGCACTAAGTTACTTTGCCCGTCTGGCTGAAGAAGATTGATACTTTAAAGGGGGCTTACGCCCCCTTTTTTTATACTCCAGTTTTCTTTAATCTATTGTTAATAAAATCACTTGACTTGCCATACAGATTAGTTTTTCTGAAGTCAGATAGAAAAGCATCTAAGTATCTTGGCTTAAGTAAAAAGATTTCTCTTTTCTTTTCGTTCTCGTCTGATTCATATTCAAAAATTGTTACTGGTCTTGATATTTCACTACCAATTTTTTGTTTTACATCTGTTCCATCCCAGTATTTAAAAGGACTATTATAAAATCTTTGATCAACAATCAGATTTTCTTTTAATATAATAGTACCTACACTATTTTTTAGTTCGTATGTTTTATAATATTTAATTGTTGAATATGGATCATCATATGATGACTCCAATACTTTTCTTAGATCATTTTCTGACAGTGGTAAACCAAATTGTGGTGTTACCATATTATTTGTTAAAGCAATGATCCAATCAAAGAATGGATTGCCATATGCTTTGTCTGCTATGGTGTCAAGACGTTCACCTTCTTCAACAGCGTACTTCTTAAAGTAAACAGCGTAAGAAAATACATCGGGGTTAACTTGATATCTTCTAAAGAAATTTTTAGCAACAACAAAATCTGATTCAGAAAATGGATACTGAATCGGTTTGCTGTCGTATTGTATGCTTGGAATGAATGAAAAATACATGTTAGATACCTCCACCCGGTATGTTTATTTCTTGAGCAAATACTAACTTTGATTCTAAAAATGTTATGGTTAATTCAGTGGCCACCGGAGAACCATCAGTCAAAGTAGCATATGCTCCAGCAGCAGTATAGTTAATACCGACATCAGTAATACCACACAATTTATACTTAGGTAAATAAGGATGAAAATTACCACCTTTCATAAACGAAACTTGACAAAGATCTGGAATTGTTATTAAATTTGAAGCTTCTTTTATTGCTCCAAAAATAGCAGACCCACCAAAACTAGGAAGCATAGCTTTTTTAAAACTATTACATATTTTTTTAATATCGGTTGCTTCTTTAATTGTTCTAGGAACAAGTTTAAATTTTAAACTAAATGTTCTCAATTTAGGTGCTTCATATAAAAGCTCTACGTTTGGATTAAGTATAGTTCCTGTTACCGATCCAAGAGCTTGATTTAAATTGATATTGGCTCCAGCTGCAGCATTAATGCCAGCTAACAAACCTTGAAATGCGCCAGCTTTCACTGCCCCAGTAAAGGCAGAACCGCCAGCAGTAAGCATTGCTCCAAAATCTTTTTGTGTATTTACTGAACCTGCTACACCAAATAATCCTGCTGCTGCCGCTCCAAAACCAGCAGCATTCCACCCAGCTCCAAATTGAGATTGGATATCTTCTGGCATGTATAAAATAATTGGCTTCACATCTTTTGACGGATTAGCATAAGAACGATCATTTGAATTTTGGTAGTTGCCGTATCCAGTAGCAGAAGACTTTGCTGTAGTTGACTTAACTGGATCTGCTACGTTTGGTGTGTCTCTACCACCACCAAAAGGAGGAGCATATTTATAAAATCCAAATAATACATAATCACTTGCTTCATCAAGTGCTGCTGGGTCTGATGGGTATCTTAAAGTTGCCGATTCTGTTGCTGGTTTTTGAATTACTAAATTTATTGTGCCAGTTAATTCTGTTGCTGATGGTATATTATTGGATGCTACTGCTGCTGTTTCTTGTGCTACGACAGGATTTACTGCGGCTCCAGGAGGAGATGATGACCTGCCTTTTATGGCTTCTTGCCCGCTAGGTGCTCCTCTTTGGCCAACATTTTTCCATGTTGTTCCGTTATATTGCATGATATTGCCACTAGGCAATTCGTACCAATCTCCGGGCTTATACTGTTGCGCCATTACTTGACCCTCTCTATGTCTTTCCGGTTGAGACCTTTAACAATTCTAGTTCCTTTGATACGGTCATTCCAATATTGATCCATTTCTTCCCAGACATACTCTTTAGGATATTCAATCTTACCACCACCCTTCATTAGTACAAAATCTTCTACGGGAAGAATAGAAGCTTCCTCCCAATCTTGTATAGCTAAATCCAAGAATAAACTTTTGCATCTTTTATAAAGATATTTATGAATAATTTTTTTGGGAATATCTATTTGTCCTTTTATTAATTTCTTCACGACAATCCATCTTTTCTTTGGTTCTAGATAATGTAAACTAGCTCCCCAAAATTCTCCTCCAGATACTTTCATTACGTATAACAAAGGATACTTATCATAGTATGGAAGAGATTCTGTTTCCGCTTTGTATTCAAAAAAGCATAGGTGCCCAGGAAATACTCTACGACGATTTACATTCTGATCTTGATTAACTA